TTTTATTGTCTAATTTTTCAAGTTTATTGAAAATTCTTTTATTTTTAGACCCTACCTTTTTATAATCGTCAACTAATTGATTGTACAAAGGAATGTACTCATTTAAGGAATATTCTTTTCTTCTGCTTCTAAGATCCTCTATTTCTGCATATATACCCGCCATAGCATCTTTATTTGCAGTGTGTTCTGCACGTAAATCATCAATTTGTTTTGATAATTTAATTCTTTCCCCCTCTACATTCGCAGAATCTAAATCTCTAAGCTTCAATTTATTAGCAAGCGGGTTAACGTAATTTGGATTAATATATAAGACCCCATCACCCATAGCCATATTATGTTTTTTACTCGATCTAACAACGATAGACCTTATTCTTGGTAATTCTGCCCTATCACATATTTCATCAATTTCTTTTTTGAGAGCCAGAATTAGCGTTGCTGATTCATCAGTTAGATCTTTAGCAAAAACAGATTTACCAAAAAATTCTAATTTAGCCCCGCTATAGTGCGTAGTTTTTTTATTAATATACCTATCATCTTGAGCGGCTTCTGAAAGTTGCTCATTTAACTGCTTTTGCACTTGAGATTTACTTAAAATCTTCAGTGTGCCTAGGTTAATAGGGTCAATTGGTGAGCTTCTATTTCTATCCCCTCTGCCTTGCTGTACAGGCTCTTGTACGGGTAACGGCTCTACTGGGGTTGTTTCATCCACAACCACATCATCAGGCTCTATATATAGCACTACACATCTACAGTTAATGGTATTCTTTGCCCCACCCCTTGGATCCCCCGCGTAACCCATAGGGACACCGCCCACTAAGAAATCTTCATCCATGCCCACTTCTTGGCTGTTTGCGGCTGAATGGTGGCTCCTAGTCCTTGCATCATTAGTTGATACCCACCGCTTCCTCAAAGGCACTCCCAGCTCTTCTGCTTGCTTATGATTGGCAAATGAAGCGGCACTATGGGTCTCTGTCCTAGCTATTACTGCGGCTCTTGGTCTGTTGAATTTGGCGGCACTCAGATCTCTTAATCTTTTCTGTACTTGTGGCAAAGTAAGCTCATCATCCTGTGCCTGTTCTATTACTCGCCTAACCCTGTTTACTGTGGATGAACTTATATTGGATATGGAAACTGCGCCCTGCCCATTAACATATTCCCTATAATACCTTATCCACCCTTCCTCTTCCTTCTTAGAAATCACTACAAATCTGTCTGACATTGTGCCTATCACAGCATTATAATGAGGCAAAAGAACGTCAGATAACTTATTGTTTAAATTAGATAATTTGACATTAATTACAGGATTTTTACCATATTCTTCTGCCGCTTCTACAAATACATCAGCGTAGAAGTTTATCATTTGCCTAACAAGTTTACGCTCAAAAGCATTACGGATCCTCATCTGCTCAGTAATTTCTTTCCTTGCAGACCTAACCCTACCTCTGGATTTGCGTTCTATCTTAATCATTCTTCTTATAAATTACTGAGAAAGTGGCAGAAACAGCGTCTGTTCCTGAAGATGTTTTAGCTGTAACCTCTATATCTGACTTTTCCTCTACCTTTATTGGGATTCCAAAATCAGTTTCAGTAGTTTGATTATGTAATGTTTGAACTATTTTTGTTTGGAAAACTTCACCAAATGGGCGAACTTTGAGTCTTGAAGTTAAGAATTTGTTTGATTGGCTGGTACCAGATGATATCTGTGACATAAACACATATGCTGTGTATCCAGCGGGTACCGACCACAATGCCATGAGGGTTTGATTTTCCCCCGCTGTGATTTTAGCATAAATATTTGCTGGAATACCCGTAGTAACGGCACCTGTGCCAATGTAAATATCACCGCTTGGCTCATCATCTGTGACTTTTCCCCTATAAACCCTTATAAAAGAATTGCTTGTATTTACGGCTGTTTGTCCTGATAGGGTCACTGTTTCGCTTATTTGATTATAATTAGCATCTAATCCTTCAATATTCACCACAGAAGTATCTGAATTATTGCTGGAGGATACTTTTAAAACAGATGCAGATGATAAATAAGAATAAACACCACCTTGATCCCAAATAGTTTCCTCATCTGTTGCTATAGAAGGATTAAAGCCAAACTTATATAATGGCTTTTGCCCATAGTGCATTCCTTCATGAATTTGAATCCCATATTGTGCATCAATAGCCATTATTCACTCCTTAACGGATGGTCTTTTGGAAGCAGATCCCTATCAAACTTACCTCTTTTAAACTTGCCTGTTCTTACAGCTTGCAAGAAAACATTAACTCTTGCTAAAGCCCACTGGTCGGGGCTGGAAACAGTTGGTCTTACTGACTCAGGATTAGTGTTATAAGCCCCCACACCACGCCTAAAAACGGCTTCTAGCATACGCTGAGTGACTCTTTTCCCCTTCTTATCTCCATGTTTATCATTATGCTCTTTGACTTTATTAGCTAAAGCTTTTTTCATCTTTTCAGAAATATCAGCCTTTGCTTCTATGTCACCTTCTGTGAACAATTCACAAATCTGTTTAGATTCATCTCTTTCTCTGTCTAGTTGCGATACCTTGCGCCTTGCCCATGTTTGTCCTGAATCACCCCCCCATAATAAATTGGCTATTTTCCCTGCACTTGGATATCCATTTTCCCCCTGACGGAAACCCTCCGCACGCTTGTCAACTTCATGTCTTGAGAAAAAACTATGCATTCTCCGAACAGTTCTTGGAGACAATCTTTCGCGGTTAATGAGCTGGACTGCTCTAGCAACGCCCACTTCTGTTCCGCCTCTGTTATATTCTTTTCGCAGTTTAAGCCCTCTTTCGGCATTACTAGCCATCTCCTCCGTTGGTACTGTGTCTATATCTGATTCAGCCTTTGCGTCCTCATCTTTAACATCTTCCCCTGTTAGTCTTGTGTATTCCTCATGGGTTTTGCATGGCATATAAACCATATCGCCATCTTCATCATGAGCATGGTATCCAACACACCCTATCTCTTCTGCCCTTTGCTGTGCCTCTTGTTCACTATTGAATACATCCTTTCTAATCTCTTCTTTTGGAGATATCTTCTTACTCTCCATTTTGCCCATATTAACTCCGTATGCACCTTTCTCAGCATCTTCTGGATCAACCTCTTGCTCTTGCGGGCTAATCTCTGGACTGCCAAGCGGAAATAAGTTAGCTGAAATATAAACATCATCCCCTCCTTCTACTGGTGATAAATCTAATCTTTCTCTAGCTTCATTTCTGGATATGATACCTTCCCTGACAGCGGCTATCACATTATCATAAATCATTCGTCTGCGCTCTGCCATTGCTGGGATATTATCATAATCATACCCAATAGCCAGTTCCTCTCCGTCAAACATTGGGGCAAGCCATTCATTAAAATCTGATTCTACACGCTTCATTAAGGGAATAATTGTTTCCTCATATAGTGCCAACCTTGCTTCTGCTATATTGTTGTAAGTTTGGCTATCTGGAACACCAACTAACTGAGCTGGGACACCAAAGCAAAGAGCAATATCACGGGCAGACATATTTTTAAGCTGTAGAAAATCCATATCTTTAGGACTTAGACCCATTTCTTTCCAATCAAAATCCCCTTCTAGAAGCATAGCTCTCCCTGAGTTATTGGATCCTGTAAACCTACTCTCTAGGTCTCCTAATAGCTGTTGTCTCTGACCATCAGTAAGCTGAATAGAAGCACCGCTTTCATCTTTCGGATTAAACACAATAGCCCCAGAAGGTCTGGCTCCATTATTCAATAGGCTAACATTATGGCTTGCCGCTAGATTATGTTGGTCAATATCTAGTGAAGCCGCTTTGACAGGGGACATTCCCAAGTAATCATCTAGGGGGTTAAACATCTTGAAGTGCTTTACGTCAGATAAACCTGTATCTGGGTCAACATCATAAGTTTCAACAACCCTTCCATTGATAACATATTCATATCTAGCTGGTATATTTGTCTTTGATGGTACGATCCTAACCCTGTCTGGTCTCAGAAGATGTAACTCTCTAGGGATTCCATTAACAATAGACCTAACAGCATATGCATTTCCTGAAATAATTAAATGAGAATATAGGCACTGGAAGTATTCAACACCAGCCATCAAAGGATTGGGTCTACCTAATAAGGATATCAATGGGTGGTTTTCTAATTCGGTATCACCAGAGAACAACTTAAAGGAAACAGAAGCCGCCCCATTTGATATCTCATTAACACATCTATACACAACTGCATTCTGTTGATAGCCCTCATCAGCAAAATCATTATATGAATCTTTCTTACGATACCCATTGGAAACATTTTGATACATAACCATAGGGGATTGCTTAGTTTGTATGATGGGCTGTTTATTAAATATTCTATCAAATATGGACATTATGA